GCGCCCGCTTCTGCGGGTTGACACGCCAGGCGCTGAATCGTCGGGTGCTGTCAGCCTGCGCGTGGTCGAACTCGCACGCGTGGTGGGCGCTAGTGCTCGCCCTCGACACGCGGGTCGAAGGCCTGACGGCAGAGGCGATCGTTGCCTGCCCGCAGCCGACGGTCGACCAGCTCAATCAGATCTGGTCGCTGCAGTCGTCGGTATGGCAGGTGGCGCACGGCAAGCGCTTCATGCGTCGCGCGCACCTGAAAGGCGCAGGTGGGGCGTCGTGATCTTCGTCGGTGTAGACCCCGGCAAGAACGGCGCCGTTGCAGCTGTCGACAGCAGCGGCACGGTGCTCGGCATCAGCCGCTTCATTCACGCCGAGACCGAAGGCAGGATCGCGTTGATCATCCTCGACTTCGTCGCCGAACTCGACCCCGACGACATCAAGGCAGCGACGATCGAACGGGTCGGCGCGATGCCCCGGCAAGGGGTGGTGTCGATGTTCACGTTCGGGCGCGTCTACGGCGAAGCCTGGGCGGGTCTGCTCGCGTCGCAGTGCCGGGTGTTCGCCGTGACCCCGTCGACGTGGCAGCGCGACCTGCACCTGCCGAAGCGCGACTGCGTGACGAACCACAAGCGGACGCTGAAGCAAGAGGCAGAGACACGGTTCGGTCGCAAGTTGCTACTCGCTGAAGCCGACGCGGTGTGGCTTGCCGAGTGGGGGCGCCTGCATGGCCCGTGGTCGGCAAAGGTGCGCGGGGTGCAGCCGTGATCGCGGGGCAGCCCGTCAACGACCCGCAGGATCAACGCCGTCGACGGGCGCGGGCGCTTGCCCGCAGCTACTCCCCAGCAGCCTGCACCTACGCCATCGTAGCAGACGCGCCGGGCGTGCGCCACGCTGCCGAACTGCTGAACGCATCGAACTCGCTGCCGCCCGAGTTGACCGCCGGGCTGTTCGGGTTCGGCGTCGGTCTGATCTGCGGGTTCGCCCTCTGTTACTCCCCACCGAAGGATCCGCCATGACCCTCTACCTTCTTGCCACCGCCGAGGCGCAGCCTGACATCGCGCTAGGCCTCTTCGTGATCGCCTTCTTCGGCTACCTTGCGTGGCTGCTGCTGACGTCGGGGGGTGCCGAGTGAAGCGCTACACGGTACACACTGGCGACTGTCGCGACGTGCTGCGCGACTACCCTGCCGACCACTTCGACAGCATCGTCAGCGATCCGCCGTACGGCCTGACGTTTATGGGCAAGGGGTGGGATCGGGGCGTGCCAGGCGTCGAGTTCTGGCAGGAGGCGCTGCGGGTTGCCAAGCCCGGCGCGCACCTGCTGGCGTTCGGCGGCACTCGCACCTTCCACCGCCTGACGGTCGCGATCGAAGACGCGGGGTGGGAGGTTCGCGACTGCGTGATGTGGCTTTACGGGTCGGGCTTCCCCAAGTCGCACGACGTGTCGAAGGCGATCGACCGCGCGGCAGGCGCCGAACGGGAGGTGGTGGGCGTCAACGCATACGCAAGCCGTCGCCCGAACAACGGCACAGGCGAAACAGGGTATGGCGAAAGCCTCGGCGGCCCATCAACGACGATCATCACAGCCCCCGCGACTGACGACGCCCGCGCGTGGCAGGGGTGGGGCACGGCGCTGAAGCCCGCGTGGGAGCCGGTGATCGTGGCGCGCAAGCCGCTGTCAGGCACGGTCGCCGACAACGTGCTGCGCTACGGCACGGGCGCGTTGAACATCGACGGCTGCAGGGTGGGCGACACTGCGTCAGGCCGCTGGCCTGCCAACGTCATGCACGACGGCAGCGCCGAGGTCGTCGCGGGGTTTCCTGTCACGGCTGCCGCGCAGGCGTCGATGCGTGGCGAACGGTCAGGCGTCGTCATGGATGCCGACTGGAGCGGCCCGAACACCCTGCGCGGTCACAACGACGCAGGCGGCAGCGCGGCCCGCTTCTTCTACTGCGCGAAGGCAAGCCGCACCGACCGCGAAGAGGGCTGCGACAACCTGCCCGAAGTTCGGCGCACCGACGGCAGGGAAACCGAACATCACGTGCCGAACCTTCGCACGACCAGTCTTCGCAACTTTCACCCCACCGTCAAGCCGACCGACCTGATGCGGTACCTTTGCCGCCTTGTCACCCCGCCTGCAGGCCTAGTCCTAGACCCCTTCTGCGGCAGCGGCAGCACCGGCAAGGCAGCGCTGCTAGAAGGCCTCCGCTTCGTCGGCGTCGACCTCGACCCCGCCCACGTCGCCATCGCCGAAGCGCGGTGCCAGTTCGCCGTCGACACCGTCGCCGAGCAGGCTGCAGCTGCTGAAGCGCCAGGCGCACAACTCACCCTCTTCTAACCCCTCCCCCCCCATCAACAGGATCGACAATGGCACAACACGTTCCATCTCTAGCAAGCAACCGAAAGACCGCCGACGACGGCCCCCAACCCATGCGCGCCGAGGCTATCGCGATGCGCCGCATCGTCGCTGAACGCGGGTGGTGGCTGTCACCCCTCTTCGCCACCGTGCCAGTGCCAACCGTGTCGCAGTGGGAGGCCCGGCTTGATCTGGCGAAGGTCGACCACAACCACGCCACCCGCGAACGGCAGCACCGCAACCGGTCGCAACAGTCGACAGCCGAGAACGTGCTGGCGAAGGTCGACGCACCGCATCGACCGAAGGGCGACCGGCACCGGAACTACGCAACCCCGACCGTGCTTGACGTCACGATCGGACGCACGAAGACCCCCGCGACCCTCGACAACCTGCAGGCCCGCAAGGCGCACCGGGCGAAGGTCGAGCAGGTCGCGCAGGCGCAGGGCAAGTCGCCCGCTGAAGTCGACAGAGAGATCGCCGTCGCCCGCATCGCAGAACTAGCGGCGCAGAAGGCAGCCGCCGACGCTGCAGCTGCAGCCGCCCACCTGACCGAAGAGGCCCGCAAGGCCCGACGGCTAGAAGTCACCCGCGCGGCGCAGGCCCGATACGATGCCAAGATCAAGGCAGACCCCGTCAAGGCAGAAGAGCGGCGACGGGAGAAAAACCGCCGCGAAGCCGAGCGCAAGGCGCTGCAGCAGGGGCAGGAATGCGCCGCGAAGTACGTGCCGCGCCCGATACCCAACCCGCACCGTGACCCCACCTTGCCGACGGCGAAGATGCTGCGCGAAGAGGCGATCCGCGCCGAGGCCATCGAAGCCGAAGAGCGCCGACTGCTGAAGATCATGAAGCAGGAAGGTCGCCGCGTCACAAGTGAGCGTAACCTTCACCCTCCTAAGTAGTTGGAGGAACGCAACGCGGCGACCGCTAGCGGACTACATCGCCCGCTGGTAGGTCGTCAAGCCTACGGCTGCCAGCTGTTGACCTGCCGTTCGATCAGTTCGACCCGGTGCGTCAGTTCGCGGAACTGCTCGCCCGTAGGCTGCGCCGCGACCGTCTGCTGCAGCTGCCGCACGTCAGACCGCAGCGCGGCCCACTCCGCCTTCACGCCGCTGTACAGCACCGACAGCAGCGCCAAGATCAGCCCGGCAAGCACCGACGTGATCGACCAGACCACCTTCCACAAGGTCGGCAGCGACACCGACGTGCGGGTGACAAGCGCTTCGACCGAACCGGTCGGCGGGTTGCTACTCGCCACGGCTGATCTTCGCGGCGTCAGCGTCAAGCGCCCGTTCGACGGATGACTTCACTTCGACGTTGCCCGCGAAGAGGCCCGACACGACACCGCCGAGCGCAAGCCACAGCGCGACCGGAACCGCCGCAAGTCCGCCAGTGGCAGCCGTGACGATGATCGGGATCGCTGCGCCGAGTAGCGCGCTGACCGCAAGGCCCCCGTTGATCTTGCCCTTCGAATGCGTGAACTTCAGCATGTCAGCCCCTTCTAGATGTGTGTCGAATCGAACCACCCGACCGTGCGGGCGATCTGCGCCGCGTCAGACCACCGGTGCAGTTTGCGGTACACGCCGTCGCCGTCGCGCGACCCTGCCGCGTTCGTGTTGCCCTCTACCGTGTAGAAGCCGACAGCGTCAACGGCGACCACGACCCCGCAGTGACCCTGCACCCACAGCCCGCGCGACGCGTCAGCCGCCCCCTTCGGATCCTTCGCCCGCACCCACACCCAACCCGGCTTCACCTTCGACTGATAGCCTGCTGACAGCGGCGTCGTGCTGCCGTCGCCCGCCCGCTTCGACCCCTTGTGCCAGGTGGTGATCGCGCTGCCGCTGCACCACGTCGGGGGCTTGTCGAGTTGCCGCGACTGCATGACGCACCACGCGACGAAGGCGGCGCACCACGGGTCGCCCGGCCCTAGCCCGACCGTTTTCTGATAGGCCTCGACCTTCGGCCCGCGATTCATGCCGCCGACTTCGCGCACCTGCAGGTCGGCTTCGTGCTCGCACGTGGCGATCAGCGCGTCGACGGTCAGCACTCCGGTCGTCGTCGGGGCTGCAGGCGCACGCTGCAGCATCTTCGCCAGCGTGGCAGGCCCGAGCTTGCCGTCAGCCGTCAGCCCCTTCGCCGACTGGAAGGTCGTCACGGCTGCCGCGAAGGCAGGGGTGGCAGGATCAAGGGTGCAGAACGGGGGCGGCAGGTCGACAACCTTCCAACCCTTGCCCGCCTGCGATGTGTTGAACTCGACTGCAGTGCTCATTTTGACCCCTTTACAGTGCGGCGCTTGACCGCGACGTTGACGACTTCGACCTTCGGCGCCTCCCACGACGGGGCGTCGACCTTCTGCACCTGCGTGACTTTGCCGCCGTGAATGACCGTGTCGGGCGGCGCTTCGATGTTGTCGACGGGCAGCGCTGACGTGAACGCCAGCGGCATCGCAGGCGCGGGCAGGGCGACGGGTGCGGGTGTAGCCGCTGCGATCGCTCCCTTGGCCCGCAGCGCCTCTGCTAGCGCCTCGACAGCGCCGAGCAGTTCGCCGAGGTCAGAATGCACCGTGACAAGGTCGTAGGTCGACCCGCCAGGCGACACGATCAGGATCCCGTCACGCGACGGCGACAGGCGGCAGCCGACTAGGGCGTGCAGGGCAGACGATAGAAGGGCAACAGACATGACGCCTCACAGGTTGCACGGTCAGGGCAGGTCGCCCGCCGCTAGGATCTCTTCGATGATGTAGACGCTGTAGAGGTTGCCCGCGCCGAGCGACCGCACCGAGATGCTGAAGAGCAGCGTCGACGCCGCCGTGATGCTCGGCAGCAGCTGCGCTTGCGTTTCGAAGCCGCCCGCCGACAGCGTCAGTGTTATCAGCGAACCTGACGTCACTTCGGAGACTTCTACTTCGACTTCGTTGCCAGCGACGACCACCCACAGGTTGCCGGTCACGACCGCCGACGTGCGAGCGCTGAAGAAGAAGGGCGTCACGAACGACCCTGACGTCGCGTCGAACTTGCCGCCAGTGAAGATCAGCCGCCGACGGGTCGCGAACAGGTAGCGGTCGCGCTGCAGCAGGCTGTTGACAGCGTCGCCCCGTATCGCGTTCGGCGGGTTCAGGTAGGGCGACAGGGGTGGCGTGGTGGTAGGTACCGTGAAGGCCATCAGAAGAGCCTGCTGAAGAAGGCGAAGACGTAGATGTCAGACGTGCAGTCGATCTGCCCGGTGTAGATGTCACCAGCTGCGACCGTGTTGAACGTTGTCGTCGGGAACCGCATCGCGATCGGGGTCGGGCGCATGACTTCGACGACTGGCATCGCGTCGCGCATCCCCCATTCGTCGGCAACGCTGCTGACGCCGTTCGCGCAGACTAGGCTGCCAGCGCTCGCCCCGTACGCCGTCTGCGGCACGAAGCGCGGCACCGACTGCTTTTCGAGCAGCACCTGCGATGCGATGGGGGTGCCGGTGCTGTCAAGCACGTTGAAGGTGAAGTCGGGCGTGTCGAAGTTCGGCTGCGTCAGGTTGATCGAGAACGCCCGAAAGTTGACCTGCACGCCGAAGTCGGCGCCGTTCTGCACCGCGAACGTGAACTGCAGCGGGTCGCGAGCGCGCAGCACCCGACCGAAGAGGCCCGGCGTGCTGACGATGTTCGAC